CAAAGATCTCCTTCGACTTATTGAGGACTAACCCATGCCCAGCAACTCATCTCCATTCAGTTTTGTTAGATACGAGTCGTCGGGGACTGGTCCGTTCTCGATCAACTTCGACTACCTCTCGACCAGTCACCTGTCGGTATCGGTCAACGGCGTCACCTTGGCGTCCTCCGGTTTCACCATCGACACCAACGCCAACACGGTGACCTTGGCGTCCCCGGCTGCTGCTGGCTCCGTCATCATCATTCAGAGGACTACTCCGAAGGGTAAGAGCGGCTTCCAGACGGACGTTGCAGACTTCTCGGACGGCTCAGTGCTGAAGGCGGAAGACCTTGACCAAGCTGCTCTAGGTCTACTCTTTGTAGCGCAGGAAGCAGACGACAGCGGGTCTACCAACGCGCTGAACAAGGATCTACAAGACAACAAGTTCGACGCGCTGAACGCTAACATCAAGAACGTCGCTACGCCGACCACTGATGACCATGCGGTCACCAAGCAGTATGTAGACGGCCTGTCGCTCTACAACTCACCGACTCCGCTGAGTGTCTACTCGTTCAATGGAGACGGAACTGCTGGACCATACGCACTTAGCCCTGCGCCTCAGTCTACAGACCCCAAGGCGTTCATCGTTGATGTCGGCGGTGTAGCCCAGCGCCCGACCACGGATTACACGATTAGCGGCAGCAACATTACCTTCGGCGCGGCTATTGCCAGCAGCGTGTCGATCACCGTCCGCAACATCGGCGTAGCTCGCGACACGCTGGCGCAGCCCATTGTTGCTGATGGCTCAGCGGCAGCTCTAACGGTCAAGGAGAAGTCGGGGCAGACCAGCCAGAACCTTGTCGAGTTCAAAAATGCTAGCGACCTGGTAATCGCGCAAGTCGATAAGACTGGAAATGCAGGGTTTAACACTGCAGCAATGTCGGGTGACTTAGCTGTTACTGGGTCATCACAGTTAACTGGTAATGTAACTGCGTCCGGTAACGCGACCGTAAACGGCACGCTGACGGCCAGTGGCATCTTGAACGTCGTAGGTGCCCTTCAGTTCAACGGGCAAACGGGCCTCAAGATCCACGGGATCACTGTGTTTGAGCGAGAAAGCGGTACGGCAGATGTATTAACGTCAGAAACCAGTGACTTTGTAGTTTCAGGCCTAACATTCAGGGTCACTCCCCAATCATCATCGTCAAAGTTTCTAATCATTGGAGGACTCACTGCGTTTGCGGACTCAAACGGTGCAACTCCGTCTTTATCAAGACGAGCCGGTTGCACTGCTTCTTTATCGCTAAATAACACAGCACCAAAAGGATCAATCCACAACGGAACTCGAAGCGGCCAACTATTTCAGTTTGTCTCATTTGTAAGTTCAGGAGGGTTTGCTCGCCAAAGTCTTGCAGTAGGAGCCAGAATTGATGCCCCCTCTTCAAGTGAATTAACCATAGATGTCGTTCACCAAGCAGTCGGCGGAGCTGTAGAGACATCAGAAGCTGGAATTGAACTTTCAAACCACCACATCTTTGCCGTTGAGTTCAGCTAAGGACCAGAACCATGACTCAAAAGATTGATACCTCGATGTTGAAGGATGTCGCTTCTAAGACTCCTTCTGGTCCTGTTGACACAGATGTTGGCAAGGTTGTCCAGCTTGACGCTACAGGGCGAATCCCTGGCTCCTACATGGCAGAGACGCACGTCACTCTGACGGACGGTCGCCACTTAGCGTTAGAGATTGCGGATCTAAAGGGAGCTGCGTTGAACTTTGGATCAGGCCAAGCTGACCCGTTTGACGCTGACACTGTAGGCTCCACAAGCACGAACGAGACCTACGACGACGCCAACGACTGGTATAGCACCATCTCGCTGACTGATGAGGGCACCTTCGGACTTACTGGAGGGACCAACTTTGCTGCTTGGGGCGACCTCAACGCTAACGGTCGGCACGTCGCGCACAAAGATTTTGCAGGCACATCAGGCGTCTTGGAAAACGTCAAGGTCAACGTGGACTCCGTTGTCGTTGCATTCAACGCGACGGTTTCTGTCTACAGCGTTCTGGAAAGCGGTAGCCCTGGGTCGATTGTAGGAGGGGCCAGCGACCCAATCGCAATCGACGCAGTAGGCGACAAAACCTTTAGATGGTCTTCTAACGCGCCGACACTGGTTGCTGGGACTGAATACTGGTTTGTCTGTAGCGACGTAAGCGGCGGCTTTGGCGCGGCAACAGTTGACTACGCTGCTCACGATGAGTCGCACGACACCGGCAACCACGACACCATCACCAGCATCACGGCCAACACTTCAGCCACGATGCGCTTGGCGTTCTCTGTTCAGAACGCTGCGGTCAACATGACGCTTATCAACGGCGGGCTGACTGCGGACTCGGTGCCTACCAAGGGCCGCATCTCTGTCCAAGCTCAGTTCGTAGACTCTGCAACCGTCAACACTGACTTGACTGCTGAGATCAGCCGCGACGGAGGGACCACCTACACGGCGGTCACCCTGACGGCTGGAGCGGTGAACTCCAACTTCACCATGTTCTCTGGTGAAGCCGACATCTCCGCGCAACCTTCTGGAACATCCATGAAGTATCGCGTGAAGACCTTGAACAACAAGAACATCCGCGTCAGCGGGGTTGTCCTTCGCTGGAGCTAGAGATGAACGACGAACTTATGCTGGCTCTTGGTCGGCTGGAAGGGAAGGTGGACTCCCTAATCAGCCGACAAACCGTGTTGGACGAGGAGATGCGTAAGTTCGACGCTCGGCTGCGATCAGTAGAACAGTCCCGAAGCTGGCTCCTAGGCGTTGCTGGAGTCCTAGGGGCTGTCGCGTCTATCCTTATCCAATGGGCATCAAAGTCATGAATCAAGACGGACTCAAAGAACTGCATAACGTCATCGCAGAAGAACTGATGGCGCGTATCAAAAGCGGCGAAGCTACGTCTGGCGACCTCAGTGTTGCTCGTCAGTTTCTGCGCGACAACGGCATTGACGCCAGCACTGGCCAGTCAGAGCCGCTGATGAACTTGTCCAAGGTTCTGCCATTTGATCCTTCAGAACCCGTGGAAGACGTAGGCTAGCCATGACCAACCCCCTGGACGAACTAGAGAACAACAGTGACAAGCAGGTTTTCGTCGTGAAAGACCAACGAGCAGCACTCGCCATGAAGCGTGCAGAGGCCAGAGCTGCGCGAGAGAAATACAAGGCAGTCGTCGCCCGTGAGCGCGAGGAGGCCAACGCCAAGCGGGCGATCCAACGAGACGAGATCAAGCTGGAGCTGGCGCGTATCCGACTGATGCAGCCTGCAAGTCAGAAGGCGCGCGCAAACCTTGCGATCTCAGCGCCAGCTATCTTGGTGCTGCTCGTCGGTGGCTTCATCTTCGCGCTGACTACTGACAGCATTCCTGAAGACAGCGTCAGTGTCGCCAGTGCTCTGCTGACATTGCTTGTCACAGGTCTCATGGCTAACCTGCGATCCATCATCTCTGAAGGCGGTCCAGCAGAGGAACCTAATGGCAACGGCCACGATGATCCGAAGCCACCGAAGAAGGACGCCACCCCACCTAAGAAGTAATGAAGAAAGCTCTACCTGTAGCAGCCTTGGCGCTGCTGTCTGCCTGTGAAGGCATTTCTGTAGCTGACGCCTACGTTGAGGCGGATCGGCTGACCTACGAAGCGATTGGCCCGTCGTATCGTCGATACGTTGAGGCTGACGAGGAACTCAACGAAGCCAGCAAGCAGTCTCGGTTCCGTCTTCTGGAAACCTGGAAGCTCCGAATTGACGCCAACACCAAGAAGAAGTGACCTACATGACTCCTGAAGTTCAACAGTTGGCCGACAAGCTGAAGGCATCCGTAACTGACCCTGCAAAGCAGGAGATGCTAGCTGCCATCGCTGCGGACTCTAGCCGCATCGCGGTCCTCGCTCTGACTAACCCGCACGCAGCGGAAGAGGAAGTAGCGATCATCAAGGCGACCTTAGCCAACATCGGGCAAGCGGAAGCTGCCAGTGCCGTCCAAGCCATCACCGATTGGGTGACGGAAACCGTGGGTCGAGTCATGGCCCAAGCTCTTCCCCTGTAACTAGAGGACATTCTCATGGCTAAGAAGAAGAAGAAAGGTCTGACGACTCGTCAACAAAACACGATGAAGCGGCACTCAGAGCATCACACTCCAGGTCACATGAAGATGATGCGCGACTTGATGATCGGTGGAGCCACGTTCTCTGCTGCTCACAAGAAAGCCATGAAGAAAGTAGGCAAGTGACCTTGGACCCTCGGCTCAAAGACTTCAGGAACTTCCTGTTTCTAGTCTGGGACCACCTTGGTCTCCCTGAGCCGACCCAAGTTCAATACGACATCGCGGACTACATCCAGAACGGCCCAAAGCGCCGTTGCGTGATGGCGTTCCGTGGTGTCGGTAAGAGCTGGATCACCTCTGCTTTCGTGGTCCACCAACTCCTGCTGGACCCCACCAAGAACATCCTGGTGGTGTCCGCATCCAAGCAGCGTGCAGACGACTTCTCGACGTTCACGCTGCGGCTGATTGACGAGATGCCCTTGTTGCAGCATCTCAAACCCCACGACAGCCAGCGCAACTCCAAGGTTGCCTTTGACGTAGGGCCAGCTCCTGCTGCCCACGCTCCCTCCGTGACATCCAAGGGACTGACCTCCCAGATCACGGGTAGTCGCGCAGACCTAATCATCGCAGACGACGCAGAGTCCTTGACCAACTCTGCGACTCAGATGATGCGCGACAAGATGTCGGAGCAGGTCAAGGAGTTCGACGCTGTCCTCAAGCCCGGTGGAGCCATCCTGTATCTAGGAACTCCGCAGACAGAGGCCAGCATCTACAACCAGCTACCAGAGCGCGGCTACGAGATCCGCATCTGGCCTGCGAGGATGCCTACGGAAAAGCAACGACTCGGCTACGGCAAACGCCTAGCTCCGATGATCGTTGGAATGGACTTGGAGGAGGGCGAGCCGGTTGACCCGAAGCGGTTCAACACATATGACCTACTGGAACGAGAAGCCAGCTACGGGAAGTCCGGTTTCGCTCTCCAATTCATGCTGGATACGTCGCTCTCCGACGTAGACCGCTACCCACTGAAGCTCTCCGACCTCGTCATTATGAGGCTCGACAAGGAGCAAGCCCCAGAGAAGATCCTGTGGGCTGGGTCTCCAGAGTATGCCTACAAAGACCTGCCATGCGTGGGCATGGCTGGAGACCGCTACTACATGCCCATGGGGGTCTCTGGTGAGTTCATGAACTACCAGGGGTCGGTCCTAGCTATTGACCCATCAGGTCGAGGCAAGGACGAGACGGCCTATGCAGTAGTGAAGATGTTGAACTCACAACTCTTCGTCACCGCTGCCGGTGGACTGCCGGGTGGTTACGACGATGATACATTGAAGGCTCTGGCGATGATCGCCAAGGACCACAGTGTCAGTGAGGTCATCATCGAGTCCAACTTCGGTGACGGCATGTTCACCGCGCTGTTCCAACCCGTGCTGGCAAAGATCCACCGGGTCACCATCAACGAGGTCCGTCACTCTGTCCAAAAGGAGAAGCGTATCTTGGATGTCCTTGAGCCGGTCATGAACCGACACAAGCTCATCGTTGACGAGTCCGTGATCCAGTCAGACTTCAACTCGACCCAGCACCTACCTGCTGACAAGTCGCTGAAGTATCAGCTCTTCTACCAGATGACACGGTTGACCAGAGACCGTGGGTCACTGGCCCATGATGACCGACTAGATGTCCTGGCTATCGCCGTAAACTACTGGACTGAACAGATGTCCAGAGACGTTGATGAGGCCATGCACTACCACAAGAACGAGAAGCTCCAAAGAGAACTGGAGAGCTTCACCGAAAGCGTCCTGGGACATAAAGGAGACAGGGGGAACCTATGGATAAATACGACGAACTGAAGAAGGCCGTAGACCGTCTGGTGGACACCTACGACAACTACCTCAACGAAGAAGTAGCACCCGAACAGTTGACCCAAAGGATCATGAAGGTCTCCAAGCTGGTGGACCACCTGATTGGCCCTGAGACGGCTGAGGATGCTCTCTAAGCCACGATCTACTCTGGAAGGTATCAACCCACCAGTGGATCAGTTCGGCTCTCCTAGAGCCTCCTAGACCCCTCCAGGGTTATGGACGAGTCTTTGAGAAGCCCAGGCTTCTTGGGGTCGAAGAGCACTCAGGACTCAGGAAAATACATTCCAGATTCTAAGTGGAGATCTCCCTTACCTTTATACCCGGACTTTCGCATCCTTGGCCGGGTTGTGGGGGGTAAGGGGGGTCTCTGCTACACTAGGATCTAGGAAAATCACATAGATCTATAGTGATCCTAAGTGATCCTAAGTTAGCTAAGGAAGTGATCTTATTGATTACTCCTAGTCCCCATTCCTAGACATCTATAGACATCTATAGACATCCATAACCATCTATAGACAACCCTAGCCATCCAAAGAGGAACCATGGCAACCAAGAAGAAGCCCGGCTTATACAGAAATATCCATGCCAAACGCCTTAGAATCCAACAAGGCAGTGGAGAGAAAATGAGGAAGCCAGGTAGCGAAGGTGCTCCTACCGCAGAAGCCTTCCGACAGTCAGCGAAGACGGCCAAGAAGAAGACGAAGAAGAAGGCCAAAAAGAAGCCCATGGGCTACTAGGAGACACCATGGCTAAGGCTAGGGACTACAAGGCTGAATACCGCAAATACGGTAGCAAACCCAAAGCTCGGAAAGACCGATCCAAAGCCAACCAAGCTCGACGGAAGATGGGCCTGAAGGTTGGAGACCCCAGAGAAGTGGATCACAAGAAACCACTCAGCAAAGGAGGCTCCAACGCCATGGACAACCTCAGGATCGTCTCTCGCAAGACGAACCGAAAGAAGGGGAAAAAGGGTTGAAGCTAGTCCTGGTCCACTGGATCGACATCATCGGTGATGATCACAACCCCTGGAGCAGCCTAGAACAGGCCAAAGACATGAAGCCTGAACCCATCTCCACCATCGGGAAAGTGGTGGAGGACAACGACGAGTTCATGGTCGTTGCATCAAGCTGGAACGAAAACGGGGGACTGCTAGGTAACTTGAACTGTATCCCGAAGGGAGTGGTTCAAGGAGTGCTAGAGGTAGACGTGGACGTTGGGGAGACCTGGGCTGATTTTGGGTAAAAAATCTGACAGGGTTATATACGCACAGTGACTCCGCGATCCCCCCATACGGTGGGGCCGAATCTGGTTTCGCCGTAGGGTAATCCGGTCGTGTCGTATTCGGTTTGACCGTAATCCCACTGCTGGGACCCAGATCCCGGACATGAGACGCTACGATTACGCCGGACCCGATATCATCGTATTCGGTTTCGCCGTAACTCTCACCCAACGCCACCGACCAACGCCACCGACCACCGGCCATACCGCGCAGCTTCGGGCTCGCCGGTAGACTTGAAGTCCCCTTTCGCCCGGCCACAGCTCGAGCCCAGCAGCTCGCCGCGCCTTTTGCGGACTAGCGCAAGCGCGACCGAGGCGCTGTCGTATTCGGTTTCACCGTAAAACTCTCACTACGGCCGCGCCGTAACGTCCAGCTCGCGCCGATCCCGGCGCATCGCCCGATGTCTATCTCATCGGGCTATTCTAAATTCTTGAGTTTCTCTTAGGATTTCCACGAATTACCTTGCTATGCCCTCAGACGCCCTAGGATCGCCCCTAAGCGTGCAAAGCCTTCCAAGGTCATATCACACTCACCTAGTGCCTTTCGTCCAGTACAGGCAAAACGCTATATAAACCACGAAACCGCAACGGTTTACGACGGCCCTATCATTGCGAATCGGTAGGACAAGTTTTCGCAGGTATTTGCTAAATAGCTGTAGACGTGGATGCCGATGAGGTTAGTGTTAATGCTGTGGGAACGGTTCCCACGACATACCACAAACCAAACCAAGATCATGCAAAACGACATCCAACAGTTGTCCTGGGAACGTGAGCCAGGCAAGTCCGACAAGTTAGTAGTGGCGTTCACTCTGGAAGGCGTCCCCTGCAAAGAAGGATACCGCCCGCAGCTCAGTGACTGCGACGTTCTGGAACGCATCCAACAATTTGCGCAGGAACTCGCGGAAGAGATGACGTTCGACAACGAGAGCGGCGACGATGACGGCGACGACCCGCAAGTAGTCGCAAACGAAGCTAACGCATTCACCAAGTGGGTTGACTAATGCAACCTTCAGCAATCGCAACGGCCGTTGTCCTGTTCGTCTTCCTAGCGTCTCTCGGTATCGGCACGCTGTTCTACTGCGCGCTAAACCACTTCGTCCTACGTCCACAGGACCAGGACATCTACGACCGAGCGCAAGCTAACGAGCGCATGCGCCGTCTCCGCTAGTCTCTCACCTCTCACCATGCGTAAACCACTAGAAACCGATCGCGACGTTGACTGCATGCTCTCCTGCGTGACCATCGGCGCCGTGATCATCTTTACTCTGTTCGCCTAACCCACAAACCAAACCAAAGTGATGCAAACCAAACCAACGACCTGCGAATACTTCGCCAGTTGTGGCAACCAGGCCGCTGTTATCATCCACGATCCGCTGCCGTTCATCGGAGATGTTCCTACCTGCGCCGATTGCAACGATCGTCTATTGAACCCCGACGATATGGGGCCGGATGATCGGCAACGGACGCACCTTGCGCAAGGTAGCGACGAATGAGCACCGATCAACAATGGGACGATCTCGTATCCCGCGCACAATCACTAGGACGTGACGCAGGAACCAACGCCGCCGCATCGTGGCAACAGGACGCACTAGGTGGACGCAATACTGCGTCGACTCGCGACATCGCAGAGCATGCTGCCAAGCTTCTGGCGATGTATGACGACGGCGATCCTTCGCTTGAAGACTACTGGCCTACTCATCCGCGTCTGTCTGGCGAATGGGCCGACGAACCAACGCCAGCCCGTCTGTATGCCGAGCTAGGCGTAGACGCAGACGCAGATACCGATGATTACGAGTTGTGCCATGCATGGCTAGGCGCAGCATGCGAGGCGATGGACGATGCCGTCATCGGCTACCTGCAGGATGCCGTCAAGACCGCGCAAGGGGGCGACGAATGAGCACCGAAACCATGACGCCAAACCAGCGACGCTATCTCATTCGATGCCTGGACGGACTACATCCCGACCTTGACACCTTGACGGACGCCAAGCTGCGAGAGCTTGCCGACGATGTCCGCGCAGTTTGCGGATTCCTAGAACCCCACCCAAGCTACGCTGCCGACGATTTCTACTCACAAGGGAGCGACAAATGAGCACCGAAACCAACGCCATCGCCGCCGACGTAGCGGCAAATCCCTACGCTTGGCCGGGCGGATATCCTCGATACGCTATCACAGACGA